AAAGCGGGAATGGCTGTTCCTGCAATTCCACTGGAAGATATTGAAGGTTATGCTTTTGGTGATTTAATGACCATAATCTTAGAATCAGTCATTGAATTTCTTGAACACCATAAAGCCAGAGATTTAAGTTCAATTTTTACGCTTAAAAAGGAGTAAATTATGACCATAGAAAAGGTTATCATTGAGAATTTTAAGGGAGTAAAGAAAATAACCACCTCCCTGAAATCAGGTGTTTTTTACGTTTGCGGGAAAAACGAATCCGGTAAAACCTCTTTCCTTGAAGGTATAATGTTTGCCCTGATGGGTAAAAAGGCGTTCGCAAAAGGTAAATGGAAAGAGATCACCGGAACGGCTGAGGGAAAAACCATGACATCCTGTGTGCTGGTAGATGACGCTGGTAATGAAATCCTGAAAGTGGAGCGGAAAGTAAGCGGTGATAATGAGACGGTTACTATTACCCGTCCAGATGGTCATAAATTTACCCAGGCTGATCTTGACCAGATCATTGAACCCATAGCCCTGAACCCGAAAGCATTCATGGAGATGACACCCCAGGAACAGGCGATATTCGTGGGTATTGATACCAGTGACATTGACTTCAAGTATAAGCAGGTTTATCAGGATCGTCAGGATATTGGCAGGGACGTTAAACGTCTCAAAGGTTCGATGGAGAATAACTTTTGCCAGAAGCCGGAAGGGAATTTTGATGTTCAAAAGCTGAATGATGAATTACGTAAATCCGGGAATGAGAACATCGAGTTAAACAATAATCTGGATAAAATTGACGAAATAACAATTCAGGTCAGGGATTATGAGCAAAAGATTATTGACCTTAAAAAGAAAAAAGTTGAACTTGAAAACCTGACTGCCGGCAAAACAATCATTAATCTGGCATCCATCGAAGCCCGAATCAGGGAAGCCAATGAAACAGCAGGACTGACAGCAAAATACCAGCTTTACATCCAGTCCAAAACCGAATATGAGAAAGCAGAAGCGGAATACGAAGCCAAAACTGCACTGCTGGAAACTATCAAACAGGATAAGATTGACCTGATCAACAAAACGGATCTCCCGTTCTCGAACCTGGTAACCGATGAAACTGGTGGACTGATGGTAAAGAAGGACGGTCAATTAATGCCGTTCAACTCTGACTTTTTCAGTACAGGGAAGATGTGGGAGATGTCAATCAAACTGCTGAGTTCACGGGATAAAGAACTCAAGACTATCATAATCAAAGAAGCTTCCCTGTTGGATGACGAGAAGTTAAATTCCATCATTAAAACTGCCAACGAAAAAGGCTTGCAGGTATTACTGGAGATGGTCGGGGAAGTTGAAGGGGAAAACTCGATAACCTTAGTTGAGGGGGAATTGAAATGAAAGAGGGAAATAGTGTCCACCCAACATTCACTCCGTTTCTGGATAACATCAATATGATTTATTTCCCGTCTCAGAAAAAAGAAATCAAAGCCAGTGAACAGGAAAAAGTCGAGGTGAAGAAATGATCATCAGAATTATCCAGATAATGGTTTATGCCTGGATTTTGTTCAATCAAATTCAGGGATCGGTTTATGGTCTCAAGTCAAAGAAGTGGAGATCGGAAAGAACTCCGCTCAATACTTATCACGAAGTCTATCGAGTTAGTTATGTTTGGTGGGCGGGGATAATATGCGCATTATTCCTCAATGCCTTTTTCCTGTTTTGTGGGATATTTATTTTACCATTAGTTATGGGGGTGTGGAAATGATACAGCCACCAGCTAAAGTGATAATGGAATATGATATTTTAACTGAGTATTCAGCCGGGGAAATGGTTAAATCTATTAATCTGGCAAGCAGGGAGGGATGGCAAAGAAGTGGGCATTTGTTGACCTATCTTGAACCGTGGGGTAACGGTGAAAACCATATTGTTTTTTATCAAGTTATATCAAGGAGTATTAAATGAAAGAAATTATCGGAAAGCATATCAGCATTTCGCAAATATCCACTTTCTTCATGTGTGAAATGCAGTATTTTTTCAGCTACATTCAGGGGGTGAAAATCCCTCCGAACGCAGCATTGACAGTAGGTTCAGCAACCCATAAGGGAGTTCAGAAGCTTTACTCTGACATTAAGAAATCAGATAAATATTATCTTCCCTATGCTCTGGACGCTGCCAGGGATTACATCGTAAAAGATACCGAAGGAACGGTTTGGGACGGGATAACTCCCATGATGGTCAATCAGAATAAGGGAACGGCAATTGACAGGGCAACAGCTATGGTAAATGCGTACAGCCGGAGCGGTTATGTTGATGAAATTCACCAGGATAATATCGAAGGTGTCGAAGGCGAGGACGGGGAAAAGATCATTGCAGATATGACACTTAAAAGTGACAAATGCAATACTCCACCCCGGATTATCGGTTATGTTGATTTACTGCTCACTGACAGAGTGATTGACTTCAAAACCAGTTCCCGGCAGCAGAAAACCCCGGACGGTAAAAATTGCCTGCAAAATGGGTTCTATGCCAGAGCCTTTGGGAAAACTCAATCTGAAATTCATCACATGAGCTGCAATGATGTTGGCAAGAATGCCAACGCAAACGAATATTCAGTGCCTTTAATTGCGGAAAATGTTCTGTATGGGATAATACAGACTTTCTGGAATACTATCGAAAAGAAGGAAACATCCGGTGACTGGCTGCCAACCGGGATGACCCATCAGTGGGCTTGCAGTTTTTGCGGGTACGGAGATAAGGGAATGTGTCCCTTTAAATTGAAGCTGGAGGGATAAAATGGCATACATGAAATCAGCTAAGGTTTTGGATTTAGAAAGAATAGCGGGAGATAAACTTATACTCCATTCTATTTATAAATATGCGACGAAATCTTTAACTCCCTTGCGATTTACCCACGACCACTATATTAAGGACTATACCCTTTATATTAAATCAAGTTATTCTAATATAACTATTATGATAAATGACGATGGAGACTTGTCTGCTGTTAGTGGTACTTATCACCATCTTTGTCATAATCAGGAAAAAATCAGGGAACTTTTAAAGCCTTACTGGATTGAGAAACCAATAACAATTAAGTTGTTATCCTACGAGGAACTTGACATTGCATTTCGTAAGGCATGTATGGAGAATACAATAATGTCAATGAACGTCAAGAGACTGG